GCGTTTAGCACTTGTGCCTGGTCTGGTTCCAATGATCAGCGCCCCTTCCGTTATCCCATGCCGTGTAGAAAGCGCGGTCTTGCCAGTAGCGGTTCCAATGTTGGATCGGGTGCTGCCGTAGTTCCTTGATATCTGAGATCAGGCCGTCGGACGTCGATCGACTTTCGCGAATCATCATATATGTCAGGCTAATTCTCCATTGAGAATCGAGGAATTGGTACGCGCCGGATGCGGTCGATATGGTGCCTCGAGCCCTATAGTTAGATCGGGATTCCCTGTGCATAATGCACTTCCGGACCTTTGCCCATTTATGGTGGTAATGCTCCCCGGTGTAGAGGCTTGGTTCGTGTCCCTTCCAGTCTTTCGCGTCGATCGAGTTCGCCACGCATGCCGGGGCCGTAAGTAGGGCCGCGCAGATTAGTACCTCGGTTATCATTTGTGCTCAATAATCGTCACCGTACTTGATATTCGGGTACGCCTAACGATGTAGGCGTCCACACTTTCCCGGTCGATCCGACGGTGCCCGCCGGGTGTGACGATGGCATCAATACGTCCCGCGTCCGAATAGCGCCTAATCGCATCCCGTGAGACGCCTAGCATCTCGGCGGCTTCCCCTGGTCGAATGTAATCTGACATTTGTTCCCCTTCGATAGACGTCGATAATAGTCGCTATTTGTTGCGTTTACGTGCTTTTCTGAGGGCGCGTGTCCACCGGGCTTTAACAATGGGGGACCTAGCAAGGATTGGAAGAGGGAATACGGTGCCGTCACGGTCAGCGGCTGACGTAAAAGACACGTGTATGTGTGCTTCATGTCCCCAATTACCGTGCCGCCACTCCACCATGTTTTCCGGTATGTACTGACGCGATCCGGTTCTCGTACACCACGTATTTAAGGCGTGAGGCGCCGGGGAGCCCGCTGGCCGCATAATCAAGGATCTGATTAGCCAGGAGCCGGGCAGTGCGCCCATTCGCGTAGGTGCCTAGGCCCTCATCAATGTCAATCGCGTGCACGACACCGGCTTTATTCGGGTTGTGGTCCGATATTCTTTCAGAGTGGGCCCGGTCCCCGATCCACCCGTCGGAGGCTTTGTCACGTCGAGGCCAGCGGCGGTTCACCTGGTCGCGTAACTTGACGCCGCCTTTACAGAGTCTCGCCATCATCGTGCCTCCCATATCTTGAATCGTCGCCGTTGAGCGCGTTAATAATCACCGGTATTACTGCCGCCGAAACTGCAACGATAAGCGGGTGAACGTCTGCCGTTGCGAGCCATGAGAGTAGAGCACCTAAGGCCGCGCCTCCCGCTATTTTGACTATCGAGCCTTCCCACGTTGTTGCGAGCCAATGCTTCATGAGAGTCCTAGTTTCTCGGAGATCCGGTCGACTTTCGCTGCAACGTCGGCCAATGATTCCCCACCATTACGGAAACCCGGCTGTATTGTGAGGGTCGCTTTCTTGATCTCGTCACGTACGACGTTGCGGATGAGCCACACGAGGCCGGTGCCCATGATGGCGAGGGCGGCTAATGATGTGGCTATGAGGCCGACGACGTCCGTAAAATTCATGGGTCTACCCTTTGAGTTTGGCTCGGACAATAGCCCGTGCGCGTTCGGTTTCGGTAGCCACTTTCGGGTGCTTCGATGACGTTGGCTTTTTCTTGGGCTCCACCGGTTCGGGTGGCGTGTCCACGTGTAATTCTTGGTCTATTTCACTCACTTGGTGCCTCCGTTGTTTGTGGGCTAATGAACTCATCGAGCACCGGGTCGTAGGTCATTCCTTGACCTGCGTACTGGCCTCTGAAGTTCCCGTTGTACGAGGTTTGCAACCAATTGCCATCAATCCCGATAGAGGCGATGAACGCTTGGCCGATAGGTTCGGAGTCGGGGAACTCACCACCGGCACAATCGGAGTTGTTTACCACGATCACTCGCGTGACCTCGTTGTCTATTAACTCCGCAAAATATGCCATAACTACACCGCCACAGCGACAATAACCACGCCGGAACTACCAGGATAGTTACCGCTGGAGTTGCCGCCGTTCCCTGAATTATTTGTGACTGCGTTCGACCTCGATGTGGCGTAAGTTACCGAACTGCCCGTAACTGACGAAGTAAAATTTGTTAAAGACTGACCGACACCCGCGCCAAAGCCGCTAAATAGCGTGCCTAGTGAACTGTTTACTCCCGTTGCTGTTCCGGCATCCGCCGCATTCCCTGGACCACCGGCACCGATAGTTATTGTATGGGTTGCGGCTGTAATGTTATGTAGACCAATCACGCTGTAACCGCCTTGGCCGTTCCATAGTGCAGATTTTCCGCCCGAACCGCCACCGAGGACAAGAATGTTTGCCTGCCCGGCCCGATCCACAACAAGGGAACCGCTACCCGTGAACGTGATGTACTTGTAATCTATGCCGCCTGACGTGTATGTGCCGGTCGCCGTGTTCGTGAAGTTCGCGGACACGGCCCCGCTAAAAAGTACCCATGCACTACCGTCGTAACGGTAACCTTTGTTATCGTCGTTCAAACTACACATTTGCCCTTGTACGGGTGACGGTATTGCGGCGTCACGTGCTGCCGCGTTAGCAAACGGGTTAACACCGACAATGTCGATACGCTCCGCTAGCGCCTCAGACGCGCCCGGGTAGTTTGCGACTAGGTCGGAGGATTCCACATAAGGATTACCTACCGGGGTGACTGCCATTTATAACCTCACTAGATCGGAGTTAGTAACTATTTCAAACCATTGAGCGCCCGCGCCAACCTCTGACCACGTAAACGCCGGTGCAACCTGACCCCATTGTAGGACCTGCAAAGAGAATCTAGGGTCACTGATTGACAGTGTCATGATGTGCTGCCCGTTATTGTAGGAGTCCGTCCAGCCCTCAACTATCCCGTTAAAGTCCGGGTAAGGGCCAGAGGAAGGTAAACCCCTGACAGTTACTAGGTCACCGGATACGAGCTCGAGTAGTGCGGTCGTGTCGTCGGCATCGAGTTGGTCTACGAGGACCGATATTTGGCCGAGGTTCCACAGCCCGTTGGCTTGCGCGGTCATGATCCCAGCGGCCCGTATCGTGGCGTCGCCTAGGGTTTTAATGTCCGTGTCGAGGCGGTATTCACGGCGACCGTATTGCGTGATCGACGCGCTATCCGTTTGGGTCACTGACAGATCTGGCCCGTATGTGACGGTCACGTCGTTAATGAGAGGCGTCAGAGTCTTAGCCCATGTCGGGGCGAAGATAACCCCGGGGGCTTCGAGGTTGAAACTGGTTGGGAATAGTGGGTAGTCCGCCCATGTGCCTGCCGCCTCTGACCAGGTGCCGACCTGGTTAGCCCATATCCCGGGGAATGTTGTCGATCCCCTGTTGCCGTAGTCCTCGAATATGATTCGGCCTGTCGGGTCGTCGTAATAAGTGGCCCCGGTCCCTTGGGCGATACGTGCTAGGGCGTCAAGTGCCGTGGTGGGTTGCGCGTCGGCTTCGAGGATCGCGTACAGCGTGATATCGGGGTCGCCCGCGTTAAGGTAGTCGAGGCCAGTGGCGTCGAGAATTCCGGTTACCCGTTGGCGTGCGCTTTGCTCAATGTAGCCCGAGGCACCGACATCGGTGTAGCCGAGTTTGGCGAGGTTCCCCATTGCGGTAATCGTCGTGATTGCAGTCGGGGTGCCGGTACTAATGAATGACACGTTAAGGTCACTAATCGCACCGGTGAACCTATCGACATTATCGAAGGATATTGCGACCGTGTCGGCGAGTTCCAGTAGTGGGCCAGTGTCACCCCGTAGCACTATTTGGGTATTGGAGGCGGTCGGGCTTGAGGTCACATCTGAGCGACCGTGGGCTACCGTGACGTTAAACTCGAATAAGTCCAGGTCGATCACCGACCCGGCGAGAGTGATTTGTAGTGTCATGCGAGCACCGGGGTCACGACCGCACCACTACGCGCATCCGAGTTACGTATCACGTTGGCAATAGCCCGCGCTACTTGTTGATCGGTTATTAGTTGTTGGGCGGCTGTCGCGTCGGCTACTTTTTCGGCTCGGGCCGCTGTGGCTGCCGCTTCGACGTTGCGAACCGCGGCGGCCACGTCACTCGCTAGTTGCGTTTAAACGCTGC